CAATTAATTTAAATTAGTCTTGTTTGATTTTTCTTTTTTTGGGTTTTTTCTTTTTAGGGTATAGAATAAAGAAAAACAAGAAAGAAAAAAGAAAGAGATTGATTTAAATTAATTAGCGAAAATGACCGACACTCTAGACCTCATCGAGTTCCTCGACCACATGAATTATGTACTATCCCTAGAGTTCAAAGAGAAGTGGAGATATAAATTCTCGTCCCACTTTGTCGGAATCTTTCAGGATAAGCTGCTGAATAGCTTCACTAAACAAAAAAGACTCAAGCTCTCGTCTCTCTTCAGCACTTACACAAAAAAGCATAAGTATTCACGAGAGACCGTGCTTGAGTTCTTTGAGTGTATAGAGATACATGATCTCTACCCGGTTGTTTACGAAGACGACAAATACATAGAAGAGGTTAAACGGGGAAATCTTTCTTAGCCTTCTCAGCTTTTCTCTTTTCTTTATGTTCGTTCACGGTTTCCTGGAGTAGCTGTTCAGAGCCGTTACCTTTTGGACAGATATCGTAGTAACCACACCAGCGACAAAATCTATTAGGTTCTGCGAAGAAATCATCCTTTTTTCTCTTGCGAATATCCCAAACCTTCTTCAGAGCCTTCTTGATGTGAACATTGATGTGACCTGAAGTATAGGACATATCTACCAGCTTATCCAGATGTGGATAATAGTGAGCTACCTTGATCTTGTTATAAGGGACATTGAACATCTTGTGGATAGCAAACGCATAAATGATCATTTGTGGATCTTTGAACATTTCCATCTTACTGATCGCTTGCTTTGATGTCTTGTAGTCGATGACTAGGTAATCTCCGTTTTCGTTCTTCACGATACGGTCGATAATACCATTTAGAGTAATATCATTGCCGACATCTACTGCGAAGTTCATTTCAGTAGAAACCTCCTCACACTTGCTTCTCAGCTTCTCCTGTAGGGCTAGGAAGTTCTCAAGGCTCTTCTGAGTGTTCTTGTCTCTCTCAGGGCCAAACTTGTAGTTCTCTCGTAGATCGGCTGCTAGGGTCTGAAGCTCCTCGATGGTGGTGGCGTCGTTGCCGTCCTCAAAGATCTTGTGGATGTAGGAGCCGTACTGAAGTGCGTCGGTGTTGGTATTTGGATTGAAATCTTCGTCCAAATAATCAATATATCTCAGTTTATACTTCAACTTACAGTCGGAGTAGACCTTTAACTTTGATGGAGAGAGTCTGTTTATGAACATAGCGATACCGCCTTCTTATATTAAAGGCTACCTTGAGGCTAAACTGCCCGATTCTAAGGTAGCCGGAAATGAGTATAGGGTCTGTTCGTTCCTCACGGAGGACGATAAGTATAAGCTATATATCAACCTGGACACGGGGCTGTGGACGGACTTCAAGGCTCACGACTCTGGTAACTTGTACAAGCTCATCTCCATGTTGGAGAACATCTCCTACTCCGCAGCCAAGAAAATGGTCGCCAAGCAGCTTTGGGATCAGGGCATTGTATTCTCCGACTCTGACGGTGTAGAGGATCGTCTAGCCATTGTAAGCGTCGAGCAGGAAAGCTCCGTTCACGAAGAGCTACGAAACTTCCAGGAAATCCCAAAGATCGTTACTGGAGCAGATCACCCAACTGTCAGGGCTGCACATCGTATGATTCAGCAGAGAAAGCTACCCCGTGACAAGTTCATGGTATGCCTGGAAGGAAGATATCGAGATCGGTTGATTATTCCGTACTTTGATGTTACGGGGGAGATGTACTATTTCCAAGCCAGATCCCTGAACGACAGCGATATCAAGTACCTCAACCCTGGCAGCAAGGATTATGGTGTCAAGGCTTCGGAGCTTCTATACCCCTTTGAAATCAAGACAAACTATGTCGTGGTAACGGAAGGTCCGATTGACGCTATCGTGCTTCAAAGTATTGGAATCAATGCCACTTCCACCCAAGGTTCCTTCCTATCCACCAATCAAGCCCGTAGGCTTGCAGGGAGGCGCACCGTAGTCCTCTCTTACGACAACGATGATGCGGGAATGGCTGGAATGAAGCAAGCGCGAGAGAAGCTCCTAGAGTGCTTACACGGGAAGCTGGCGTGGGTAGCTCCCCCTAAGAGATTCAAGGATTGGAACGATTTCGTTGCCTCCACATCCAAAAAAGAAGCACGAGAATACCTCCTAGGAAGTATGCAAACATCTTACGAGGAATTCGCCCTTAGTGGACTGCAACGGTAAATCGAGGCGAGTACCGAGTTTCGGTGAATACATTGTACTTGATCTGAATCTCGTAGATGCCCCGTGATCCGCCTAGAATGTCTTCTGAGTCCTTAGCAGTAATGCTTCCAGTATCCCATAGGTAGGAAACGACATTTTCTGTGTTTACATCTACGCTACCAGAGGTATCTGAGAAGTCTTGAATGACTACCCTTGAGGTAAGGTCTGGACTCTCATTCAGCTTGACGATCTTCATCTGAACATCTGTAATCAAGCCTGAGTCCTGCAAGAGGGAAGTAAGCTCCCTATCCGTTCTGCGATTCTCAGTAGAGTATTCCGTGGTAATCTTTAGCCTCTCGTTCGATCCCACGGGAATATACTTATTCTTCATTTCGTGGGTAATCGTAATCAGTGGCAGTTCCGTGAGAGCAAAAGCTCCTTCGTTGAATAGCTCAAACTGATTGACGAAGGTTTTTGGTTTCGATCCTGCTGTAGCTACGACTGTCCAAACATCCAGATAGTTGCCAATGGCGGAGGCTCCGTTGCTAGACGCTGCTGTGTTGTACCAGTCGTAGTATTGCTCATTAGGAGTAAGAACGGCGGCGAAGTGACCATCTCCAATCTTGTAAATACCACTAGCATTTGTACCTGGAGTATATGCAGATGGGTCTAGAGCATTTGCTGGGTCCGCATCTTGAACTCCGCCCGTAGTGTTGGTGAAGATGAAGTCTGCGCTTGCGTTAGCGGAGGAAAGCTGAATCTCACCGTAAGTGGAAGAGTCTACATCGCTATCAACAAAAGAGGTGATATCGCCGTTATTAGCATCTGGAAAGACATGGACTGAGCAGACCTGATAAGGGTCTTGTAGAATGCCATCCTTGACAAACAGGAACTCCAGGTAAGTCTTGCTGTTTGGGCTTGGGCGGTCGTAACGCTTTACGACAACATAATCGTTGATCTTCGCCATATACTTATTTAGGTCTTGAGTTTTTCGATTTCTTCATTTTCGCGCTTCCTCTCGTCCACAAGCATCATAATGAACTCATTTCTCTCCTCTCCTGTCATGGTTTTTACATCCTGATAGGTGAAGTTACAGTGCTTGACGAGATTGTACGCTTCCTCCGCTAGAGATTCTAATCTGCTCTCTAGCTCGGTGAGAAAAAATCCTGGTTGAGACCTACCTCCCCAACAACCTGTTTGCCACAGCTTGCACAGTTATAGTTGATTCTCTGGTCTAGACCGTAGGGGGAATCAAATGCTGCACGAACGAGGGTTGAGATGTCTCGTACCGTAGTTTGCTTTAGGAACTCCTGGATAACGAACTGATCGGTTACACCACCGACGCTCGCTACAATGCTATGGAGATTATCCATGATTCCATCCATAGACGCAAACTGCATCTCGTGAGTAACTCGTGGGGACACAAACTTGACCTCTTGCTCAGAGTCAGGTAGAGTTACCGTGAAAGGCTCAGTATAATCATCGTCTGCGTAGTTTACTGGAATCTCGCTAATCTTCAGAGTGAGGTTGTTTCCTTCTCCGCAATGGGTACATTCTGAAGTAATCTTGTAGCTGTCTCCGTAGGATAGTCTGCGGATATGGAATAGAAGGAAGTTCTTGTCTACCAGAGTAAGATCTTGGTAATTGATACCTTCAATACAGTTGGACAGGATCTGAGCGATGATTCTAACTCCATCCGACTCTCCGCGAACGCTTCTTAGAGCCTTCTCTTCGTCAAAGCGAAATGCACGAATCCTTACCATCTCAGGTGCGGTTACATATGCCTTTCCTCGACTGGGGAGTTTGATCTCGATCCAGCCAGTCTTGTCCTTGGTCTTTGCCAGGAGCTTGTCGAGAGTTTCTTTTATGGTTCCGTCAACCCCTGCCACAACAGGCTCTTCTGATTTTGGAGCCTGTGGTTGGGTTGAAACAGGTTCAGGTGATGGAGACCGAGTCTCTAGCTCCACATTTTCTCCAGGCTGGAGACCTTGTTCCTTAGCGAACTCTTCCGCCATTTCGATCAAAGATTTTTCTTTTTCGCTCATAAAGTGCTTTAATAGTTTAGATGGTGCGCCTTGTTATAGGTAATCAGACAGGAGTTCTGGAAAGTGATAACCCCAAGCTAATGAAGGCTTTGAGGGAGAAATACACTTTTCGTGTTCCCGGTGCTGAGTTTTCTACCGCATATAAGAAAAGGCGATGGGATGGTAAACAAGCATTCTTCACTCCAACTGGTAAGTTCGGAAGTGGTTTGGTTTACCACATCATCAACGACCTTGAATATATAGAAGAACCCTACGAAATCGTAGATAATCGAACCGAGGTCGATCTTCAGGACTTCTCTATTGAAGGCGTCGAGTACCGAAAGTACCAACAAGATGCTATTGAAGAATGTCTAAAGTACAAGAACGGTATCGTACTAGCCCCTACTGGTGCTGGCAAAACACTAGTTCTTGCTGGCCTGTTAAAGGCACTGGAGAAGGAGACTGGACTGATTTTTTTCACAAAAAAATCTCTCCTAAAACAAACCTATGATGAGCTAACCAAGCTCGGGTTTGATGTAGGCGTGGCGTTTGGAGATGGTGTTGATATCAAGCCTATTACTCTCTGCACCATTCAATCTGTTCAAAAGGTTGTTGATACTCACCTAAAGACTTCTACCTTCATCATGTTTGATGAGGTTCAAGAGTTCTCCAAAGGTAAGTTGGCTACAAAAGCCGTCAAATCATTTCCTAACGCCTCCTACCGTTTTGGCTTCACAGCAACGATGCCAAAGGAGCCTATCGCCAAACTAAACATTATTAGTTATTTGGGTCCGACAAGAGATACCGCTGATGCAGTTTCACTCGCAGATATGGGGTATCTCACTCCCCCTAAGATTCAGGTGATCAAACTAAACTCAGAGCCTGATGTTGCCGATCTGGATCTCACATATCCAGAAGTGTACGACAAGTACATTACAAACAATAAGGATAGAAATGATTACATTGCAGGGATGGTCGAGAAGATTCGCACTAAGCCTAGCAAAACGCTCATCATTACTAAGAACCTAGATCACGCTAAAACTCTCAATGAGTTGATTCCCGGCAGCCACCTTCTAATGGGTGAGAACAGCCTTGATGAGCGGGACGAGAAGGTGCAAGAGTTTCTAGAAGAAGAGGCTTCCGTTCTTATTGGTACAGTAATCTTTCAGACTGGTATCAACATTCCAGAGATTACTCACCTTATCAATGCACGAGGTCTAAAATCAGAGGTTGCTACTCTACAGGCTGCTGGTCGCGCACTTCGTCGCCATGATAGTAAGGCTCAGGTGTTCATCTATGATTTCCTAGATGATGCTCCATATCTATTGCAACACGCTAAACAGCGGGTAAAGTCATATAAAAGCCTAGGCTTTGATGTATATCTAATCGATGAAAACCAAGAAGGAAGAGAATAACAAGTATGAGCTACACATCAAAGATGTTGAGTGGCTTCACAAGATCGCTATAGAGCTAAATGATATTGCTGATAACGGCTCCATCTCTGAAGAAACGATTCGTAGGCTAGATTCTGCCTCTAAGGATATTGAATCTATTACAGACAAGATGTTCTGGAAAATCTTCAATCTGCTGAAGAATGGCGTTATCTTGGACGAGGATTAGAGCCAGCCTTGTTCAGACAACCAGACAAGAACTCTAGCTAAAGTAGAGAGTAAACCGTATCCTACAACAGAGAAGATTGCCCAAAACATTTTACCGTAGCGAATCCTTAGTTCCTTGAAACTGATGGGGATTGGTTTCTCATGGAAGTTATCAATCGTCTCATGTCTATTGATCTGAGAGATGAAGTATTTGAATTTACCATTAGATTCTCTAATAGGTACTACTTTCAGCATACAGCGGATAACAGCTTGAGTCTTTGTGATGTAAGACTTCTCCATAATGTAGCTATCCTTTACTCCTGCTACGAGAAGTTGAGACTCTGCTTCGTCTGCCCTACGATCAGAAGGTAGGGTTACATCTTGAAACCTTAGTTCCTTCAGTTCCGTCTCAGTATAGCCTAGCATTTCACATAGAGCAGGGTTGACGAAAGAAAATCTTCCGTCTTCTTCCACAACAGTCAGACCAACAATAGCGTGATCCCAGAGTTCGTGAAGGATTTCAATCCTTTCTTCGGAAGTCATGTTTGATTGAACTACCAAAACAAAACTCCGTCTGTATTATGATTCATCTCCGTCTGATGTTAGAGAATCCAAGTCTAGTGAGTCTAGGATATCCGCTAGTTCTTGGGTAATGTCTTTACCTGAGCGAACTTCTGCACCGAGATCGAGTTCCTCTTCGCCTTCCTCCTCTTTGGATTCGGCGGTCATGGCTGCGTCATCACCTTTTTCGGACTTGTCTTCCTTTTCGTCATCTTCGTCCTTTTTGGCTGCGCCTTTCTTCTTCTTGTCACGAAGGTTCTTTAGATCCTCGTCATCAATGTCACCGTCTTTGTCGGTGTCCATCTCTTTCGACTGCTCAGGTGAGAGCTTCTTCTCTTGGACTACTTCTTCCTCTTCGGATGATTCGTCTTCCTCTTTGACGGTCTTCTTCTTGGCCTCTTCTTCGCGCTCCTTCTTGAGTCGCATACGCTCTGCGTAATCTTTACCTTGGGAAGCTACAACATCTTCATAGCTTTCACCTTCCTCCAGAACTTCGTCTAGAGAAACAAACTCTTGTGTGGCAAGGTTTACGCCAGCCTTACGGAAGCTCTCAATAATAACATCTGCTACATCAAGAACCTGTACACCGCCCTTTCTCTCCATAAGGGTACTCATCTCTGAGAGAACATCGCCAAGGATTCCGCTTTCGCACTCCTCTGAGAGCATACCAAAAACCTCTCCGTGAATCTGTGATAGACCTTTGAAGGAAGGAACAAACTTTAGGCTTTGTACATTGACACCGTACTTCTCATTGAGGGTTGAAGTTACAGCATCCTTCATGGGCTTCTTCATTTCAAAGAGATCGTTTACAAAGTCCTTGATTTCCTTCTGGGTGATTGTGCCGGGATCGTTGACCTCAAAGGTTGACTCCATAACGCGAACAAGCTCTGATTTGTTTGCTAGAGCTAGGTATGGGATCTCTTTGACAGCAGCAATCAGAGCTTCGTGAATCTTTTCGGGCTTGGCATAGATTGTGGAAGCAAGGTTCGCAATAGAACCATTAGATGCCCACATAGACGCAAAGCTCTCCTTAGACTCAAGAAGCTCTTTACGGATAAGTTCCTTGTTGCAAATCATCTCATAAAGAGTCTTGTTGTTGTTAGGTTCAACAACAACCATCTCATCAGTGAGGGATTCCAACTGAAGTCGTGGCATATCATAAGCCTGTGAGACCCAAGCAAGAAGGCGTAGACCCTCCATAATCTTATCGTTCTCAAACAGAGCTTCTGAGTTCTCTGCTACGAACTTCTCAAAGATAGGCAGTGCCTCTTGGAACTTATCCCAGGTTTTAGTTTCAACGATATTATAGGTTTCACCAAAGCGTGAGAGCTTCTTCTCTAGCTTACGGCGAGTCTCATCGATACGACCACGAACGGTGAAGGTATCCATGAGAGATTGGAAAGCATCTTCAGCACCATCATACTTGCTTTCATGCAGAGAACGAACAAACTCAGACACGCCATTTGATGCTTGTTCATCAATCCGCTCATCTGAGTAAATGTCTTCGATCTCGGTAACTTTGAAATTCTCTAGAACGACTTTATCGTTCTCATAATCATAGCTACATTCAATAAGATGATTCTTCTCTGAGATAAATGAAATCTCTGATTTTGAATCATCAATGCTAAAAATGACAAGGTTCTCTCTGAGTCTACGACCCAGGTAGTCGGCTGCTTCATTTAGGGAGACGAAGCTCTTGTCACGGGAAACAAAAATGTCGTTGAAATCCATGATGGTGTTTATTGTATATAGATTTTGTAAAAAGAGGTTTAGAACTATTTAGGGGCTGGTTCGGAGGGAGGGGTTCCGTCTGGAGGCATTTCGACTGGCTCTTGGTTAGGAAGGGGAGCTTCTGGGCCTGGAGGTTGCATCTGCTCTTGTTGCTCCGCCTGATTCTCCATTTGCTCTTTCATCCCTTCTTGAACGCGGCGAACATCGTCTTCATTCATGTCGAAATAGTTTTCGTATATCCAAGAGTCTGGGAACAACTGAAGAGCTTTCAGGGACTGAACGGTTCTAATTTTCTGTTCGTCTAGCTCCAGTCTGCGCTTCTCAGACAGATCAGACGGAGGGGCCAGAGTAATCCTTACAGCCTTATAGACAGACTCTGGGACATCCTTCAACTCCAAGTGACGCTGAACAAGAGTGTTCAGGCCGACCTCGATGTCTCTTTGGACACGAATGATTGTTTTGGCAAACTTCATGTCAAGCTGGCTTAGGTTTGCCTTTCTTTCCGGGGACTTATCCTTTTCGACAATGAAGTCCTTTGGAATCTTCATAGCCGCAAGAACCTTATCGCGGAAATAGCGAACATCGTCAATATCGCCTAGATTCTGCGCTCCTGGGAGAACATCGATCTTACCGCCCTTTCCGTTGCGTACCGGGACATAGAAATCCTCATCGGGGGCTGTAACATTGAATTTGGAGTCTGGCTGATTATTGGACTGGCTGAAGAAGTCCTCCTTCTTGAACTTAGCCTTTTGGCGTTCGATAAATGCCTCAATCTTGGATGAGGGCATATTACCAGTCTCAAAGTAAAACACGCGTCGTTCTGGTGCGCGGTGTAGTCTGTAGATAAGCATAGCGTCCTCTACCATTCGTAGGGACTTCCATGAGCGTACAGCGGGAGCCAAGACAGACTTCCCATAGGGATAATAGTTAGCGTCTGAAGTAAACAGACGGAAGTGAACAAGTTGGCTTGGGTCAAGATCTATCTTGGACTGCGGATCTGCTGTACCCATCCCGTAGGCAGAATCCATCATCCCGCCCTCTTTAGAGGACGGAACTTCCTGAACAAAGCCTCGTAGGTATCCATACTTGTCTTCCTTGCGGTAGACATAGTTGGGGTTGAGGATTTTGATTCTCTGAATACCAGCCTCTTCGTTGTTTACATCGACAATGTTTTCTACGAAGCAGTCTCCATATTTTACTACATTTCGGCTGATATCCCAAATGAAGGTTTCCAACTCGCAATCTGTGATCATCTCCTCAACCATTGCAAGAACGGCGTCATCAGGAGTATCAATCTTGAATAGGCTTCCACCTAGATGCTCCTGTGTGCAATCATCTGCATAAATGTCTAGCGATGCACCGATCTCTGGAAACTCCTCCATTTGCTCGTAATCACGGTAGCGTCTCTTTCTGTGATACTCAAGCTGGGGGAGAGTGTTGTACCTTTTGCTAACACCCATGCTCGCGCCAGTTTCATTGGCGGTTGGAGTTTCATGGGTAGCAGCGTCACCTCTTAGTGGAGGTGCAGGAGGTCTGCCCGGACCCTGAAGCTGCTGCTTCTTTCCAAACCTACGACGGAACCACGCAGTAAAACGACCAGGAGGCGGCGCACCCTGAGCCGCTTGGTTTGGTGGGAATTCCGTAAAGGATTCGTTTAGATTATCTTTGTCGTTTATATCCATTTCAGATACTCTTTCATCAGGTCTTTATTGGGGTTCGCTGTTGTTGGCCCCATGAGCGTCCATTCCTGCTTCTTATCTAGTCTTTCCATGTCAGGCAATGAGTCTTGAATATCCTCCATTAGGAAGGCTGCGAGAGCGAGACTCATCACCAAATCGTCGTGGTGTCCCTTCTCCGCTTGTAGCTTTCCTGAGTTTGAGATGATGAAGGTAGAAAGCTCATCAAAAGTCCGCTTGGAGTTGATTTTGAGCTTTGAGTTGGCTAGTTTGTCCTGGAGGTAGGTCATAAGGGTTTCCTTGTTTTTATTGTTTACGAGGAAGCCAAACTCTCCTTTTTCATCTAACCACATATTGTCGTACTCATGATCCTCAAATAGGCAACGAATAAGCTCTAGTCCCAGAACATTTCTTTCTGGGGCCACATATGCTAGGTTATATCTATTTCCTTCCTGAGCAATATATTTTGCAAAATCAGGTAGGCTGACGGTATTGCTGTAAAACTCCGCACACTGCTCTCCTGTATAAAGGTTGATAATATGGAAGGCTGAGTGATCTCGCCCTCTGCCGTAAGAAGCATCGGCAGTAATCATGTATTGAGCATATGGTTCAGGGTCTTTCCAGACTCGCATCATCCGATAATACTTCTCATAGTATTCTGAGCTAGTATGGTCACGAATCTCTCTTAGCACATCTGTTTCAATGAAGGTATCACCAGTACCCAGGAACTCACCTTCAACCTCTTGTAGCCAGCCCTTTTCTCCTAGGTTAGCTCGTGTAACCTTCGCCCACTTATCATCATAGTCTGGATGCTCTTGCCAGTGAATTCTAATAATGTGGAACTCGTTCTGCTCTAGTTCTGCTTTTCTATACAGATCATAGTATAAATTACCCATACCGTTTACAGTGGAGATCATTACAACCTCACCACCAGTTGATACGGTAGGATAGACTGCTTTCCAGTAATCTTCCATTCCGTCAATGAAAGCAGCTTCGTCAACAATCAGGATTGATACTGGCTGACCTCTACCCGCCCCTGCTGGCTGTGATTTGATCACACTGCCAGTTGATAGCTTTAGGGTATGTTGGTTTTCCTTGATTGCCTTTGGTTTTAGCCATGCCGGAAGGTCATGGTACATTTCCTTGGCTCTATCCAGGAAGTCTGTGGATTCGCGCTCACCAATCGAGACTACAACAATGTTCTTGTCTTTTTTGAAGATTGCATACCACAGAGAGTAGGCAGCGCAAATAGTAGTGATTCCAGCCTGACGAAACTTACGGGTAATAGAAAACCTGTTCGCCATAACCTCCCGTAAAAGTCTTTCTTGAAATCTGTATAGATTGAAAGGGATGCGACCTTTAACAGGGTGAGTAATAT